CTACTTTGTCCCCGTGAATGGATCGAAGACCGCCCCACCCTTGGTGAAGTAGAAGGGCTTCACGTCATCCGCCTGCTTGGCCAGCACAGCATCAGCCTTAAGCTTATATGCTGCACCCTCCTCTGTTTCCCACATTGGAGTTAGGGAGATTGTGGCCATCGGGATGAATAGACCAACAGTTGTTGAGTCTTCTGGTATGACCACGATGGATACAGACGTACTCTTCAGCTTAGCTGGAAGTGGCTCATCCTTCAAAATGAACATTTCAAGCTCAAGCGTCTGAGAGCCTGCCGAACGCCGAACGTCCAGCGTCTCCCCGCCTTCACCCTTAAGCTCCTTCTTCTCTCCTTCTTGCCCCTCAAACTTCGTAGAGTTCTCCTTGATGTTTGGGATAGTCTGCAAGCCCGTAGTGGGGATTGTCTTACCCGTAGTGTCGGGGTCGCCAATCTTGATAGTAGGCTTACCCCATGCTGCTTTTGCCATATTCGTATTTGTTAGTTAGAGTTGATTATCTGGGTTTATAATTGAAAAGCGAAGCCTAACAACAACAAAGTGTTCTTTAGTGTCCTCCTCTCGCATAGTGTACACCGCAGAGGCTAGGCGTATAAGGTACTCACCCGTTAGATTGGTAGTAAGACCTTCTGCCCAGTTTGTAGCTATACGCTCTAGCTCAGCGGTGCGCCTTGCGTCCTCCGTCAGGGTGGCTGTCATACCAACGTGTATATCAGGGACAAAAATATTAACCACAGCTACCCCCTCTTGACGCTGTGAAGCGGTAACAGAGGTGATGTGTAGTGTAACATCCTCATTCTTGCTATCTCGTGGACGTTGCCCCCCTCGATAGACCTTCCCAGAGATAGCCTGAGCCAGAGGGCTACCAACGAGAAGTGCTAACAGGTCTGTTTGTATCTCCTTGGAGGTTCGCATGGTTTATTGTTTTCGCCATTTAAGGCGAAGCTTGTTTAAGATGACAGGCACTTGCTCCTCAGCTAGTAGCTGGGCAGATGTCAGCACATTCTTTCCTTTCGCCTCCACATACTTTGCGTAATGCATTCCAGCTACAACGATAAGCACAAGCCCCTGCTCTGTCGTTTCGCTAGCCACCTGCTCTAGCGTCTTCCTGCTTTGAGCTTCACCCTCCGGAGTGCCTCCAGAAATCACTGGCGCTCCGAGGGGCTTACCATCGCTCATAATGACATAGCCAATAGAAGCACGTAGATTCCCAGATTGGTCAGAATAACTACCATTATCCCTAGCCTCATTGATGCACTTTTGTCCAAGATGACGAAGGCTATGGACAACGGCTTGGCGTCGCTTCGCCAATTCCTTGCGCAGGTACTTCTCTATCTCGGAGTTGGTAGTAGTCATCTTGACAGGCATAGCTACTTTGCTTTGATGAGGTACTTGCGTACAGCTCTGAGTGGTCTAGCCTCAATCACTTGAAGCTCTATCCCCTCTGAGCAATCAGCCTGCCCCTCGTAGTAGTTAGGAAGTAACCGCACACGCTCTGGTGTAGGGAGGCTTGGCAGCCATTCTATCAGAATGGAATACACGGAAGATACCACCGACTCACCCTGCGACCTGCTGGTATTGTCCCACAACTTCGTGCGCCACTGACAGGGGGTGGGAGTAGACCATGTGAGTTGGGGCTCCACAGGGAAGCCTTCACTATCGAGTGTTTTGTCTGCACCCTTAGCTGTCGGCTCTGGTAGTTGTATATAACCGTTTCCGTCGCAGAGCATATCAGTAGTTATTTACGAAGTAGTGACCCTTTATACCCATAGCGAGGCTTCTTCGGAGCGTTGGTGTCACCGTATTTTCGGTAGATCCGCTCCGCCTCTTTTGCCATCTGCTGACGAGTAGCGTCTAGGATGCTATAGCTGACCCCCTCCTGAGTGACATTTGGCACTTCAGAGAGGTAAACCAGCACATCGGCCTTCAAGAGCTGATACTCCTTGCTCTTCGTCAGATCGCTACGAAGGTCTTCGTCGGGGTGAAGCCCTCGCTCCATGCACCTAAGGCGTATAGCCTCAGGTGACATGGGGTAAGAGCTAATAGATAGCAGAGCCTCTTGGATAGTCATGATCTACAAGGCCTACACTCGCTCCTTCTTGGCCTTCGTTTCCTTTTTGCTCCCAGAGGTGACAGTCTCCGTTTCGAGCAGGAAGATTTGAGAGCCTCCGTCAATCACGGGAATAGCGTGCGCCTGCGCCATTGTAACCTCCGAGAAGGGGTTTACCTCGTGATACACGCTGATTAGTGTGCCTTGATCCCCTGTGGTGTACTCAACACCCTCTACTGGATTGCTCTTCTCGACACAGTCGCTCCACACAAGGCGTCCAACAATGTTCGACTGAACAAACACTACGTTTGCCTCCTCCCATGGGCGAACGGTGCGGATAGAACCATCTTCTGCCTGAACACGGAAGGTCGAGTCTACGATTACAACATCGATAGAAAGCTCATCCTTCAAAGCGTCAAGGAGCGTTGCACGAGCTGGCACTGGGAGATTGGCTGGATCAGTGATGATTGCCCCAATATGCCTTGCACCAAGTTGCTTACCCTCAGCGGAAGAACGCAGCAAGTTGAACGCCTTGCGGGAAATCATCATGACTGCAGGGCGTAGGCCTACGCTTTCTGCGTCCTCAAGGATGATCTGAAGGTCAGACAGAGGCTTTGCTCCGTCTTCCGACCACTTCTTGCCCACGGTAAAGGTGTTCTCCTCCTTGTACCCGAAATTCACACGGACACCCTTGCCATTACTGTCCTCGTCGCGCATGAGCGTAAGCCCCGTGGAAAGCCCCTGCAAGAACATAATTTCCTTGGCCACTTCTACGCCCTTGATACATAGGTCGGAGTCCCCCATTAGCTTTGCGGCTATCTGAGCCTCGCTACCACCTGTGGCGATTGCCACCTGCAGATCCTTGATGTCGCTCTCCTTCTTTCTGTAGGCCATGGCGATCTTAGGGATCTTTCCTGTTGCCTTCTCGAAAGAACCTCTGCTTTTAAGCGGTACGGACGAGTCCATGGCCACAATATCCGCAGCAACAACACTGCGAGAGATTGAAAGCCCATCCCATGTATCCTTGGTGGTATGCTCTTCAGTGAGCATCTCCTTGTGCAGAAGCTTCGGCTGCGAGCCTTCGGGCTTCCCATTAATTAATGCGTAGATCTTCGCCACGGTAGGGCGCAGATACTTAGCTATGTACTCTCTAAAAATAGAAGCTGTCATATCTATCTCTGTTTTTTATGGTTAGAGGAACTGAATGTTGGGCAGAGCCTTCTTCACCTCGTCGGTGTATGGGTAAGGAGCGGCTGATGCTCGCACCTGCCCAATAGTTAGGCATCCCGCCATGGGTGCTTCTGCGAGAATATCAGCAACAAGGACTCCTACTGGCGTCTTGTCACCGAAGGCCGCATAAGCGTTACCTGTCACAGGTGCGGCGTAGTACTTGTTATCCTTCTTTAGGATGACATGACCTGCCAGCACCGTCTTCGTCTCTGCTGCTAGCAGAGATAGATCTAAGGCAACACCTCCTGGGATGTCACCTAGATGCTTGACAATAACGATAGAACTCTTGCCATCGCTTGTCCTCACCTGATTTGTCTTAAAATCAATCATCGTTGGTTTGGTTAGTAGGTTGGTTATAACTTACCAAAGCTGGGCGATGCCTTTATGACGGCCTCCACATCCTCCTTGCTGGCTTCGTCGGAGTCTGAAGTCTTGCCGCTGTCACTGGCTCGTGGGCTAAAGGTTGCCCCCTTTGTTTTTTGGTCTTTTACTATATCGTCTATTTCCTTCTCGATCTCACCTTTGAGTTTGTTGAATTCCTCGTCGGATAGATCTTTGTAGGAGGTGCGAGAGTATGCTACACGTAGGTTGTCAGGGAGCTTGGCTACCATCTGGTCAAAGACAGCCTTTCTGCCATCTGTTACCTTGCCCTTCTCCAAGGCGTCTACCTTTGCCTGCAGGGCTTGATTGCTCTCAATGAGGGCTTTTGCCCAAGCGGGAGCTTCCTCCGCCTTTGAAGGCTCAACGGCTGGAGGGCTGGCAGGCTCTGAGCTAGAAGGTTTGCCATCCTTTAGGTTGTGCTTCTTCTCGTAGTTCTCTACGGCGGTCTTGGTTGCCTCGGTGGCTCGCCTATCTGCTTCACGCTTGGCCTCATCGAGCATCTTCTCCGCGACAGCCTTAACCTCATCATCAGTAGCATTTGGCATCTGCGCCTTAAGCAACTCTATAATCTTCTGTAAGTCCATATCTATTTGCTAATTAGGTTGGTACTCATATATAATACTTTCTCTCATAATGTCAAAACAATATTACTTCTATCAGATTACAGATAGACGTTGGTGATCGCTGAAGACAGACCTTGCCCCCTTGCAGACTCACAAGGCCTCAACAAGCATCCAAGAGGGGCGTAAAAGGCTCGTTCCACCTTCTCTACATACCGCTGTACTTCCGCCTTTAACTTCTATAGCTTTCCTTTGTAAATTGGTAGAATCCAGATAGCTTGTTTCAACTGGATCTCGACACGGTCGCTATAAAGTAATTTATATTGTTCACCCACAGCGCAGCAGAGGGTAGGGGGCGGGCGGGGGGGGGGGTGGGGGTGGGGTTGCTCTCGGGGGAGTGAGCTTCAGTTCACTCCCTCTGACGTTTTATATATACTCAACACACCTTCATCAGTTAACCCCAACACCTCCACTACATCACTCCCATGTTCTATACGCATACGCAACCTCTGCTGGACGTAGTGAGGAGATAATCCACTCCCCCTCATGTCGATAATAATACGGTTAGACTGCCTCAACCCATGCTTGAGTTGGCTAGCTAGTTTACGTTTGTTCCATGGTGGCTTATATCCTTCATACTCATAGCACTTCCCCTCAATGATTAGATCTGGACATTTGCCATAGTACTTTGTCCCCTTAGTCCTATAAATCTTATTATATAATGGGTTATCACGGTGCAGGCGTGGTGGTATCTGCACAACCTTACCTTGCTGTGCAAAGATCTGAGCTAGACCAAGCAGATCCTTGTAGTCGCTCTTCTTAACCTCGGCATCCCTGTGCACCAATACCACCCCGCCTCCTTCGTACTTATGCTCCAACTCGAAGCCAAGAACTTTGTAGGGCTGATGAAGCTGCAGTCGCTCAGCATTATCCCTAAGCCAGTACGCAGGCCTACCTTTATCAAAAGCTCTATCAATTCGATTTCCGTTGTTTTCTACCCAGTCTTTTAGACCTTGTGGTATATCCGTAACCTCTGGAGTATCCTCAGGCGTGAAAGGGTCATCTGAGAGTATCGTCTTCACGTAGCATCGGCAGAGCGGATGCCACCCTATAAATTTAAAGTCCTTTGGATACTTGCCTGCGAACTCATCGCAGATACAATGGAAGGGCTTGCCGTTCAATGTGTGGTTATTCGACAGGCACACCTCTATTCCCCTCACAAAGTCCAACTCTTGTATGCGCTCATAGTCAGCTGTGCGATATGCCATATTCGTCTCTGTAGCTGTAAGGCGCAGAGCATTCTTATAGCTTGAGCGGTAGACACCTTGCCCCGGGTGGTAGGCTTTAGCCATGCTTGATAGGTGTAGCTGGCCATGCTCATCTCGAACTCGTCGGAAGAGCTTGTTTGGTTCTGCGAGGTACTCCCGTACCGCTCGACTCATTGCAGGGGCGTCTAGCCCGTCACGTAGCCCTAGGTCAAGGCTCATTTCTAGCTCCTCCTTAAACTGATCCGTGTACTTCCACACTCTATCGCTGAGGCTCAAGCCTTGCTCTCTGCGAGCTGTAAACGCCTCTGCTCCCTCCGTGCGACGAAGTGGTACAGCTTGGCTACCAAGCACACTCTTCACCAACTCGTCGTTTTTCTTCTCTGCAAGATCCCAAGCATAAGCGACAGAAGCAGACACGGTGCTGAGTATCTGCTTCTGGAGATCGTTGATAAGCTTGTCGCTACGCTTCTTTGTCAGCGGGTAGTCATCGAAGCTAAAAGGCTTATCGGGGTTAAAGTCTACCTGCTGAGACAAGAGGGCAGCCTCACCGAGAGCAGAGCGGAAAAGATTAAGCACACGCCGTTGCGTTGTGCCTATCTTCTTTGCAACAGCCTCGGCGTACGTCTCCTCTGGAGATTGCTTCCTACTCATATCTGTACTGTTGCAAATCTAACCTAAGAGACAGGAGTGGCCGTGTTGTGCTTGGAAGGTAGTCTATAATGCTCATTGACTGGTAGCGCAGGTAGTAGTCTGCGCCAGAAATCACCCAATGGCCTGCGACATTGCTCCTAAGCTCTGATGCAAATTGCAGATAGCTTTCGATGGCATTCTGTGCGTCTATCCACACTGTCATCTGCACCGCTCGCTCCTTGCGACCTATAGCATTGTAAACCTCCTTGCCGTCGGCTGTCTTACTACTCCGATCTAGGGCGATTTTAGGCGAGGGTGGAAGGCGTAGCACGCTCCAGTCAGGGGCAACTCTAATGCCCCTACCAGCAAGCTCTGTGTCAGAGAAGACTATATCCTTAGGTGCGCCATCACCAAATAAATTTAGCAAGCTATCACTGGAGATTGATAGCTCCACAAAAACGGCGGAACCAGCCCATCTGGCTTTGGTTAGCCACCTATCTACTCTACCTATACTGATTGGCCGAAGCGACACCGTGCGACCGCTTACAACCTCTAGCTTTATAAACTCTGAGGACGCCAAGGCCTTGAGGTCTCCCTCTGTTGCGGACAATAAGATAAAACGAAGGCTCGTCTCCTTGGCGTCTAGATAGAGAGGTTCTGTGAGGTCATACTCCTTGCCATCCACCTCTGCCCATTCACCAACAAGCCTAGGCTCTTTTGCCTTTGGTAGGCACAAGAGGTCGGTGACATTGAGAAGCTCTACCGAGAGCGTTCTATCTGATAGTTGTAGTTGTATCATAGAATTAGAGCGGTGTTGTCTTCGTTTATAACATCGACTGAGCATGAGGCATCTGCGTACACCTTCACCGTTGCATACTTCCTCGCCCACACTGTTGCCTTCACTCCGTGCATGAAAAGGAGAGTAGTAACACCAGCATCTGAACGCTCTACATCTATCGATAGTAGGCAATCTCCAGCTATAAGATGAGTATCTCCAGAGAAGTGTAGGTTGTCTTGCTGCCCACTAAACAGTAGTACATTCTCATCGTGTAGCTCATCGGCATGAGCTTTGAGCAGCTCAATAGTTGGAAAGCCAGAAGCGATAGCATGCTCTATCCCCCTAGGGTGAAAGAGTAGCCGTATCAGCTCGTGTATGGTGTACTCCTTACCTTCTTTCATCAAGCAAGATGGAGCTTCCTTGGATACCTCCTTGTATATCTGTTCGCTGAGTGTCATATCATTCAAGTTTTGATACTCATAGATAGCGAAAACTATCCACCCAAACAGAATTCTGCTCCAAACGCAGGTCAAAGTATGAAATTTTTATCTCTGGAAATGAGCTACTTACAAATTTTCTTGGAAAAACTTTTCAGAAAATTTGGATAGGTAGAAAATTCTACCTATCTTTGTAGTGTTGAAGGGATACGCCCCGAGACACTAACTCTAAACAACAACAGTTATGAACCAGACAATTTTTTCTGACCTCCAGCAGCTCGAGAACACGGTATTCAGCTATATCGTTGGCAAGAAAGGTCAAACAGTAAGAGCCTTCGCTATGGGGGCTGTGCTAAAGCACTACGGCGAAGTCGAAACCGCACAGATGTGTGTACGAAAGGACAGATGCTCATCTGACGGTGTAGAAGTAGTAGCCTTCCTTCGTGAAGGAGAGAGCGTCAAGCGACTAACCTACAGCTCAACGAGTATTTTCGTGAGATTCCTAAAGGTGAGAATGAACGACCTAGATATACAGCTGGGAGAAATGAACGACACCGAATGGAACGCTATGCTAGACGAAACAGAGCATAGAGTGAGAAAAATCTCACCCCCCCACCCCCCCCCCCCCCCCCCCCCCCCCCCCCGGGGGGGGGGGGGGGGGGGTTCCTTACATTACGAGATATGAGAGAGCGAATTTTGGCATACATCAGACACAGGGGTATTTCATCTTACCAATTCGTGAAGCAGGCAGGCCTTGCCCACAACTTCCTACTCTGGCAGTGTAAAGGAATTAGCGCAAAGTCTATGAACAAGATAGCGCAGGCCTTCCCCGACCTCAACATGGATTGGGTAGCCACGGGAGAGGGAGATATGCTCAAAGCGGGCGAAGAGACGATACCGCTATCTACTCACAGGAGCATAGTTGAGGCAAAAGAGGCTGAAATCGCCAAGCTGAAAAAGAAAATCGAGAGATTAAAAGCTGATAGAATACGCTGATAATCATCCACTTACAAATTTTCTTGAAAAAACTTTTCAGAAAATTTGGTGGGGTAGAAAATTCTACCTATCTTTGTATTGTCAAAGGGTGAGAGACACCATGAGACACTAACTTATAAACAACAACGAAAATGAACAAGACAATCGAAATCGCAGGCAACATCTACGAAGTAACCCTCGAGTACTACATCCACGTAGACGATGAAAGCAGAGAAGGGTACAACCAAGCACGAGCCACACTAGTAGTAGACAGCCTCCCAGAAGGAGCAAACCACGAGGAGCTACTTAACGCTATGATTAGCGTGCTAAAGGACAACGAGCCTATCGAAAGGCACGCAGAGTTCCTCGCCGTCATCGAGACCGATGAGCATGAATACTTCGAGTCCTTGATGGACTAGTAAGTACGTACCAAGATAGACGCCCGAAGCTTCACAACTTCGGGCGTCTGTTGTATTATAGAGTTTGACGGCCTACATCAATGGCACATAAAACAGCCACAAATATGTGCCTTTTATGTTCCATTTGCTCACCTCATAAATAAGGTGAGCAAATTAGATAAGCTTCCGAACTAGAGGTAGCCATAGCCTCCTCATCACGAAGCCCACGTAACCAAGCACCACCACTGAAAGCACCCAGAAGCCCGCTATCTGCTTCTTTTGCCACGGAGTAAGCCTGTTAACTTCTATCGTCTTCGTCTTTTCTATCGTAACCGTTCTCCCCTTGTCGGTGGTCTTTTCCTTGTGGTAGATGGGCGTCTCGACCTCGACGGGCTTCTTCTGTGGCTTCGTAGAAAGCCAGTGGTACAGCTCTCCAGATGGTAGTATCTTCGCTACACTCTTGGCGTAGTCGTTCTCTAGGAGGCTTACCGTGTCCTTTACCATCCGCTCGGCGGTCTGCTTAGGTATCTCGATGGTAACAGTGTCGTGCTTCCACTCCACACGCTCCCTGTACTCGACTCGCACGCTATCTCTGACGTGTTCCTTTGTTTCGATGCTCGCTACTCGCTTCGTACCACACCCAGCGAGTGCAAGCGAGGCGGTTACGAACGATGCTATAAGTGCTATAAATCTCATTGGTTTTGATGAATTAAAGAGTTTTTACTAACTTTGTCACGTGCTATCATAACGCCCACAAAAAGCGTCGGTTGTTCATTTTCCGATGTTGTTTAGCCCTCCATTATCTTCCGAGATAGTGGGGGGTGTTAGTTTTTTGCTGGTTTGTTGTTTCAAAATAATTATCTACATTTGTGACATGCAACACTTGAAGCGTTATCCTTTGGTGATTAGCATTCAATTCAGTAGAGGGCGGGGCTTTTGTCTCGCCCTCGTTCTTTTACCCTCCTTTCCTCATTTATCTATACCTTTGCCTCTGATTAGTAGATGAGGTATTGGGGGGGGGTACACCTCCACGCCACAATAGATCGGGTCTAGCTTTAAGGTCTTCTGGCATACTACTCCCACCAAACCTCAACATAACACCCACAGCCCCACAGGTTGGGGGTGTTCCTTGGATTGCCACCCACTAAAAAATACGAGGTAACAGCTGGTGTAGGCCTGCCATAATTCGTTACTTACCTCCCTCTCCCATCTTCTCACGCACTTTGTCCACAAAGTCCCCACCCGATAGGCTTGGCGGGTCGCCCGCCTTGCCCTCTGGGTCTATCTCCAGCACGGAGTCGGCGTATAGGCTCGGATTCCACTCCCTGTCTAGCTTCAAGGCCTCCGCCTCATCGAGAAGCTCTGGGGTGTCGGAAGCCCCGTCTGGGAGCATCAAGGCATAGGCTACCATCTTTGCCTTTCGACACACGTACATCTTGCCTTCTGGTGCAACTAGTTCTCTCATTACCTATCTGAAATTAATTGTGAAACCTTTAGCGGTGGCCTGCCTCCCTACCTCCTCAATCTCTGCGCCGTAGAGTGTACGCAGGTTGTTTGATAGGTAGATTGTTTTCCCCGACACCGTTTTTGCGTTAGTTACGAGGTATCGCACGCTCTCCAAGGAGAGGTTGGTAGACCAGTGCAACGCTATATCGGAGGCTAGCCCCTTAATGCGTATTTCACGCAAGCTATTGCAGTTAGTTGCAAACCTATCAGTAGAAGAACACCTACTAATGTCTATCACACCCTCTACCTCCTCGAGGAGGCTATCGTCGTTGAACATCCACGTGCAGCTGTCTATTAGCCCGCCATCGAGGTAGAGCTTCACCTTGCGCAGAAGCGGGCAAGAGTGGAAGAGTGCATACACGTTGGAGACGAGCGGCGCTGCGCCTATCTCCGCCGTCTCCAACGACGAGCAAAGCCCGAACGCATAATCAAGCGTCCGTACCTTGGGAAGCGAACCAATGACTGCCTTCTTTAGCCCTGTGCAAGATTTTGCCAGCTCCTTTATACTGTCCGCCTGTGGTAGGTCGGGAAGGCGCAACTCCTCGAGCGCTACTGCCTCGTTTACGAAGTTCTTCATGACCACCACCCTCTCTAGTCCTTCTATATTTGGCAGCTCTTTCAGAAGAGCGCATCTATAGAATAGCGTGGAGAGGTCTGGCTGAATATAGGAGGGAGATACATACATAGCGGGAAGCTTCTCATCTAGGAAGCCTTGGAATTGCGACACCTTGAAGATGGCTATCCGTGGCACTTCGTGCGCCGTTAGCTTGGCTGCGTAGGTGTCTATCGTTTCATCATCGCCTACCTGTATGCCTCTTGAGCGCATTGCCTGCTTCAAGTCTCGCTGTGCCTGCTCTATCCTCCTGTATTGGTCTACTACGACCTTTGGAATTACTTCACCCATAGTTTTTTTACTTGTTAGATTCGTTTCAAAAGTTCAGCGAACACAAGCCACCCGCCCGTTGCCCACTCCTCCTCGCTCATCTTAGGATCGTCGGAGGTCGTGTCTAGATAGTGTTGGTAGGCACTCTTCCCTGTATTGCCCGTTAAGCTGGTGAGCCACTCCTCCTCGGTCTTCTTGGGGTTGTCGGTGGTCGTGGCAAGGTAGACTTTGTAGGCACTGTCGCCCTTCTCTCCCTTCTCACCCTTTGCCAGAGGAGCAAGGTGTAGGTCTATTTGCTTTGGGTCGGTCACCTCTTCGCCCTCTCGAACAACCTCGCATAGCTCTGCCGAAACAGAGCTATCTCGATACCCATCTTGGTAATCGGCGTCCACCTCCCTAACAGAAAGGATGATACGATAAATCCCAAGAGAAGCTGCCATTTCCTTGGTTAGCTCGAACGCTATATGCTTGTCTGTTAGCTTTAGCGGAAGGTCGTCAATTACTCTTCCATCGCTGTCTAGAATGAGCTTAGCCTTCACGCTCGCTAACTCCGTTGGCTTTAGTAGCTTTAGTTCGGGCTGTTGGTTGCCTCCAAGCTGGAGGCCTCCTCCCTCCTTGCGGTAAAGTGCGAGCATGAAGAGGGTATCACTACCCCTTCTCACTCGTGCTATATTCTTGTTTTTTGTGCATCCCATATTATCTGCTTTGAGAAAATCGGAAATTTCGATTTTGCAATTCATGCACCAGCTACGGGTGAAGGTATTTACCTGTATACCTGCCAATTAGATTATTGGTATAGCAAATCACCCCACCCTGCTAGTGCAAATCTTGTCACCCTATAATCACGTAGTGCTTACCGTCGTATCGCATAACCTTGCTTCGGGGCTTGCCTCCCTCGGGGGCAATCGATACGTGTACCCATCTTCCCCTGCCCTTGGGGCGTTCATCGATGAGCTGGTCGAAGCCTCCGAGCTTACGGATAACCGCCATAAGATGCTCCATATCTGGCACGACGAGGTCGGCTGCTAGTCCCTGCTTGTGCTGGCTATCATCCGCACCGCCAACTAGACCGTTCAGATGAGGGCATCGGTAGCCCGAGGATACCCGTATGGGCTTGCCGTAGGCCTCCCGAACTCTGTCTAGGTAGTCCATTAGGCGGTGCAGGTTAGGCACAAATCGCTCTGGAGGGGTGTTGTCTATCCCGTACGAAAGAGCGGTCTCGCTCTTCGTCAGCTCCTCGATCGTGAAGTACTTATGCTCAGTGTTCATAGCTTATCTGTTTTGGTTGTCTCGTATCTCGCTAAGTAGCTGGCGTAGCTCCTTGACGTCTTCACCAGAAATTTCTGCGGATAGGTCTTTGGCGGTCTGCCTAAACCTCCGTAAGCTCTTCACTACGTTGTCCTTGTCACGCTTTGGGCTATTCTCCCAGATAGACAAGGCTTCATTGCCAAGGAAGATAAGCGATATTACCATCGAGGCGTACGGAACTTCCGCCACACGAACAAGCCCCCAAACGTCCGTTACAAGTAGGAGAATGTCTAGGAAGCCCACGGCAAACAAGACATTATAGTACGTGCCTAGCTTTGCGATTGTTCGCTTGATTCCCCAGCTATTGAGCTTTGGCGATAGCTTCTTTACGACGTCTTCCAGCTCTCCCGTCTCTCGCCCCTCCTCGATAGCCTTTACCGCCAGCTCGTGGGCAAATCGTTTATCTCTTCGTATGGCACTACGCACATCGATAGCGCACACAATGAGGATGGAGGCATAGCAGAGTAGGATAACGACCGCTCCCAGCGTGAACTCTCCCTTGTTAAATAGGCTAAAATCAAAGTAGCCTTGAATTTCCGTTAATGTCATAGTTGGTTTTTGGTTATATAGAATTACTGCTTATAGTTGTCGCCGATAACAACGAAGCTAAAGTTGATGATGTTCCAGCTGTCGTCGTGGTGCTTGGTCGTTATGTCGAAGGTGCTATCAGTTATTCTTCCTGCGGAGGCCGTCTGCGCTCCAGCACCTAGGCTGTTTGCCACAACGATATAGCCATGATGACCTATATTGTGGGTGATGCGATACGCTCCAGTTGCAACTCGCTGTACTGTGCATCCTTTGGCATACGCCCCCCAGATACGCTCAAACTCCACACTCCCACCAGACACATTCACCTGCCCTGCGAGGAGAACTCCTGGCATGTCCGTTTTGCCTCTTAATGTCACAAACGGATACGAGCTTGAAGGGTTGCTATTGATGTACAGGAACTTCGCGAACTCAAGGAAGACGCTCAGCCCACTGTCGCCAAGCACCATCTCCTTTACCCCCTTATTTACCCCCTTGATGGTGTAGCGAGCGTTGAAAGGCTTGCTAGAGAAGTGTGTGTATGAAGGGCTTGCACCGTACCTATCTCCTTCTATAATCTGCGTTGATATACGAGCGTCGATAGAAAGGAGATAGATGTCATTCTTCAACCCCCGAAGAGTGATGGTTTGTGGATGATTGTCACGAGTTAGCCACCCTCCGTTGTTGTCCGCACTTCGCAGATAATTCGTGTAGTCATACACAACTTTATCTTCGCTGTTTGTTATCGTAACCTTGAAAGATACGTTTGATGCGATTTTGGTCTTCCCCACATTCTCGTGCCTAACGGATATATCCCAAGGAAGAACGACCTCAAGGTAAGAGCCATCGTGAAGCACCCTTAGAGACATAGTTCCAAGAGACACGATTTTTGCGTCAGAATCGAACGAGGACTGCTTGTATTCTACCTTGTAAAACGACCTTTCTCCCGTGTCGTTCTGCCCAGCACCCCCGAGGAGCTGCTCAAGCGGTGTTTGCGCACCACCAATACGCACGATCTCCTTGTCTCCCTGCTTGAATGACGCAACTCTCCCTCCCTGCTCGATGTGCATCGCCCCGATATGCCCCGTGCCGTCGTGGTTGATTTCCGTGATAGCCTTCTCCGTTGGCTTCCCAAAATCGGTGACACCAGCTGCGAATGCGGGCTTTGCCATGTCGCCTGCAAGGTACGAGCGGACGATGCCTTTCGCATCCTTTGCGCCTATCAAGCTAGCAAGGAGGAGGCCTCCGAGGATGTCTGTTGAGCCGTCGGCTATCGCCTTGTGCAGGTAGTCGTTGTGGTGGTAGGGATGCTCGCTTCCGTCGGGGTGAATGAAGCGTATCATCTTCGAGGCTATGATGCCACTCACAAGGTCGAAGTACGCGCTTCCGTCGGGTGTCGATATCTTCTCTGTTCGTATCTGACCTGGCAAAATCTCGGTGAAGCCATAGAGGCGGGTAAACGAGCGATCGCCATTGTCGCTCTCAGAGGATACGATGCCCACAAGCAAATTACGTCTTTCGCCATCAGCAAATGGGAGGAATGTATCCTCAATGCGCCAACTTGCTTTTACCCCACCAAGTACACCTCGCAAGTAGATGTAGTAGCTCTTTGTGGCATCTGTGAGAGGTGGGCTTGATAGCTCCTTTGCACTACAACGCCAAGGGTCTTTCATTCCAACAGAAGAGGAAAGAACTCTGCTATTAGTTTGGCTTACAGTCATGTGTTCTATCGTTCCCTCTGGCAGTGTCAGCACCTTCGTCTGCTTGTTAAATGCAGGCGACCACGAAGTTGTCTCCCCTTGAGGGTCGATGAACCGAAATTGCAAGCTTGGATCGCCTGCAATGAGCTGCATAGTGCGGACTAATATAGGTGCAATCTCCTTGCTGTACTTGTCTCCGAAGGCCTTAGCAATATTCTCCGAAGCCTCTATGGCCTGCTGGAGTGTCCTCCGACCTTCCCTCTGCAACTCTTTCTCCCTGTCCTTGCTTTGAACTGCGCTATCCTTTAGCTGGTTGAGCGTGGATAGTATAGACGAACCAACTGCATTGTTTGCAAGCTCTATCTCTGGAGACTCTGGAGCATTGAGGAAGTCCTTAATGCCTATAATTCGTATGTCTACGCCATCGGGTATCAGCTCCTTATCTGACAGCCGAACATACGCCCCGAGGCGAATGCGTCCACCTCGGTTTAGCCAGTCTTTCTTTGTCCACAAGCCGTCCAGCTCTGCCTTATAGACGTAGGCCTCTAGGCTCGACTGATAGAGAGACTTCAACGCTCGTCTCAATAGCTCCCACTCTGCACCAGTCTTGGCAGCATCATCCCTAAGGTAGCCCTGGGGTAGATTGACGTTGAATACAGCGTACTTATCCCCCACCTTGGGTAGGTAGGTAGCGGAAGGCATTATCACGCCATCCTCTTCCTTGGGGAGTAGGGCAAGTCTTCTAGCAGGCTTATCAGTGCCTGCCTTGTGGTAATAGTGCGCCTCAAAGGTCACACCAGCGAGCATGCCAGACTGAAAGATTACCTGCATCGGTTGGTTCGGTATAAGCACCTCGCTGAAGTTTAGACTTTCAGGTATAGAGCTGTCGTACACGCTGTACAGAGCGTTCTTGGTCTTAGTCTCCTTCCCGTCTTCGGTCACAGCGGACACTACCCCTACTCGGCTTGGGTAGATGTCAGTAGCCTCTACGCTTCCCTCGTTACCCGTTGCCTGTGGGTCATCTGTGCGCTCTACATACAAGCCATCAGCACTCACCTTGTAGGCTTGCGCCTTTGACGCTATATAGCCAGCCTCACCCTCGAATTTCTCACCGTCAAATTTGACGGCAACCTCCTTAGGCATGTGGAGGGTCTTTGCCCCGTACTTGGCATGCTCTATATTTCTATCAGATCCCTGCACGTAGAGCCGAGAGAGGCGTGTAGCCTTGCTGTCATTCTCCCTCTTGACCCCAGAGCGTAGGCCATTGCCCTGCCCATACGAGAGAGGTAGAGGGTTATCCTTGTAGTACTCAACCTTGCGTAGGTGTATTTGCTTGCCTTCTATTTCCCATTCGATGTCAAACGCCTTAGCGATAGATCCTAAAGCACTCAGCAGGTCAGTATGGTTGTAGGTAATGAGCTTCTCTGGGGAGTCAATGCATGAGCCGACAGACCATTTCACTTTTGCACCTGCATCTGAGGAGTTGGCACAATCTACTAGCATGCGAAGGTGCTCCTCTGGCTTAGCCGTGAGGTGAAACTTAACAGCTCCATCCGTGCGGTGCTTCATGCGCCACTTACGTAGTAGCTCCTGAGGTGCATCCAGCGTTAGCGAGTACTTCCAATGCTTGTCGTTCACCTTGGTGATAGTGGCTGGGCTGTACATGGTGTACTCCCTGCCTTGGAAGCTGATAGTCAAGCCCACAGCGAGCTTAATATGCTTTGGAGCTGAGAAGGTTAGTAGTATGCGGTCTTCTCCCCCAATCTTGCGATAGCGGTAGCTGGTGTCGTCTGGGGTGACAGTAAGCAGCTTCACGCCCTTGCTGAATAGGTCTATGGTCATTGCTCTCTAGGTATTATATAGATTGTTCACCTGCATTGTAGGCCTCTTCCTCTCTAATCTCCTCGAGGGTCTTGTCTGGGTCGGACGACCAAGCAAGAAAAGCGATCGCCTCCCTCTGAGAGATTAGCCCACTGCTCTTCGCCTGTGAGACATTGCTAATCGTGTCCTTCTCATCTGTGATTTCGTATGGCACGATCTCGACATCCACATCCAGAGAGGCGAAAGCCTCTGCTAGATCAGGTCGCATAATAGCAGCGAACGAAGATAGCACACTCAATTCTCGTGATAGGAAGAGTTCTAGCTCTCCTGCTTCGTCAAGCACCTTTAACTTGCCGTCGATATTGAGCTGCTTACGGCTCTCACCACTCATTGGGGTGCTCTTCATCTCGCTGTGTGACCAGTCTGGAAGTTGCAGCGAGTCAAAGAATAGAGAGCGCAGTGTCTGATAATGAAACTTTAGGGCGTCGGGTGCACCATCCCACGTTACGTAGTTCATGGTAGACCCCTTAGGGAGCTCAAAGATCGAGCGGAATTCGCTGTTGCTATCCTTTTCGTACTCTGGCTTTTCTCCCTCCTCGTCGAAGCCTCCTTCTTCCTTATCAGACATTACTGCTAGGAGGGGCTTTGCATTGCGTCGCAGGTAGTTTCCGTTACGAGACAAAGAGAACTCGATTTCATCCACATTGCTGGACGAGTCTTCCCAAAACTTTGATCCCCGACACATGTACACGACAGGTATCTTGCCAATGGTGTGCACCTCATCGCTTTCAACTAGCCACTCCTTCCCGTCGTTACGCCAGACGATGCGACGCCTATCTGTCAATGTCTCGAAGTATACAACTCCGTTCGAGGTGTACTCGACGGAAAAAGCCACCATATCTCCATAGTCGTCGAATAGAGGGTACAGCTTGTGCCCATCCATGGGAGAAAATGTACGCTGACGTAGCCGTATAGAGCTTGGGAAGCCATAAGTAGTATTCTCCTTCTCTACGGCGTTCCAGATAGTAGCCACCTCACAGCATGCGAAGTACTTTTTTGAGCGCAACCGGTTAAGACTGTCGATGCGACACTTTCGTATGATGCGCTCTAACACCTTCGCTGCCTCCTTGTGCTTTTCGCCATCCGTTTGGTAGGTGCGCCTACATGGGGTGGCGAAGCAAAGCTCGGAGATACGGTTCACAGCGAGCTTTTGAAAGGGAACTACGACACGTGTAACCGCCTCGGTCTTACCTGCCTCGGTTACAATATCTGGGTACTTCGCCTTGTCTAGCACTGCGTGCTTCTTTGGGTCGTATTCCTTCTCTATGTCTGCCCAAGGCGTTATCTTGATAGCCTTCTTAGAGAGCTCTTTTATGGCGTCAGCCGGGGATAGTGAAAGTATATCTTCGATTTCCATTCTATTTTAGCTTTGGTTGGTACTCATATATAAGTAAAAAGGTCTAACAGACAAATAAATATCCCCCAAGATTCACACCTTGGGGGATACCACAACAATAGACACAAGAAACGATAACGCCTAAAACACCTAAATATAACAATTATTGAATCTTCACACCTCTTGTTTGAATGTCAGAGAGCGATTCCTGAACACTCTTCAAATCTTCACGCATGCCCACTAGATGGGAGGTGTTGCTTTCAATTCCCGCAAGTCGAAGCAGTTGCTCACTAGCTATAGAGCGAAGCCTACTCACATCGGCCTGTATTTCAGAGGTGAGCCCCTGCATAGAGCGCAGCAGGCCGTTATTCTCGTCTACGCTCTCCTGCGAGGCGGTAGCTATACCCCTCTTAGAGGCTTCTCTTGCTTTCTCGCCAGCACCAAAAGCATCCTCCATCTGCTTCTTTAGAGAATTCAGTGCCTCAGTGTATGCTGGCACATACCTATCGCCTATCTGCTTGAAGTCCTTGGCAAGATCAGGTATAAGTTCCCTGATTCTCCTTGGGTCAAAGCCTACATCCTTGAAACGCTCCTTGTACTTATCGAAAGCATCAAGTATCGGCTTCTTAAGTAGCTGTTCTGTGAGCTGCGCCTTGACGATATTGCGCATGATGTCTGACACCTTAGCGTTGAATGCCTCGGCTGCGTTCTCTCCCTTCTCGAAGGCAGAGGCAATAGCATCACCAAGCTCGTTTGAGAGCTTTGCGAAGTCACCCCCTAAAATCTCCTCTGTAAGCTTATTAACAACCTCGGCTTGCTTCGCACCAAGCTCTGCTATCTTACGCTTGTACTCGTCTATTTTTGCTGGGTCGGACTTCTTCTTACTGCTCTCAGCGTTAATTTGCTGGGCAAGCGCAAGCTGTTGCTCACTCATCGCCTTCATCTGCTCTCTAGCTTGGCTGTATTTTTGACCGCCGACAGCCTTCCCAGCAGAGTAGCTTATGCTCTCATAAACCTTAGCAAGCCTCTCGGCAGAAGTACGTAGAGCCTCTTGTCGTCGCAGCATGTAAGCAGACACCTCGCTTGCCTTAAAGAGTGATCCATTGAAGCGACCGACTGACTCCTCAGCACGACGTAGCTCCTCCCTAGCCCGCTCAAAGGAATTCGCATATTTGTCTATCTCGATTGTACCTTGATTATCAACCACCCACTGCAAAGCATCTATCCGCTTCTGCAGGTGCTGTATCTGCTTATCCTTAGTGTCGTCGCTATTGAAGAGTGACGCTATCTTCTGTGCCACTTGAATGGCCGTCGTGATGACAGACAATATAACAGAGGCCTTCTCTACCATCTGTACGCTCTTGCTCGCTGTTTGACCAGCAGTTGTCATACCAGCCGACGAGGCCTGCGTAAGCTGAACAATGGAGTTTATAGCGCTGAATGTCGAGGAGGTGACACCCCCAATTCCACTGAGAAGCTTGCCAGCTGTACCTCCAATGGCATTGCCTAGCTCGTCGAAGCTCTTGGCTGACCTATCTAGCATATCTGATAGGTCTTTCCACTCCTTGACGGCTCGCCTGCTAGGCGCTATGCCATCTTGTGCGGACACCTTTGCTAGGCTACTTCTAAGGGTTGCCACCTTGGACTGTGCACTCGCCAACTTCTGGGGGTCAGCGCCAATCGTTAGCTTAGCCTTAGACAGCTCCAACTCTGCCTGCTTGAGAGCCTCCGAGAGCTGATCTAAGCTCATGTATGCAACCTGATCCATCCACGCCTTGAAGGCCTCTTCCCTCTGGGCAAACTCCAAGCTAATCCTTTCTATAGCCTCACGCTCCTTGAGGTTCACCTCGGCTTCGTTACCCTTCGTGACACCAGCTTTGTACCCTTGTCGGTTGCCGTTGGCGTCATGCTGATACAGAGCCTCCCTGCGCTTGGCGTAGTCCTTTCGAAGCTTTTCGACCTGTTGCTCGTAGGTCTCATAGCCATCTATAAGCTTCTCTAGGTGCGCCTTATGCTCTTGCAACTCTTGCTCGTTGAGAATGCGCTGTTGCTCTTGTAGTAGGGCTTTCGATGACTGCGAGAGGTCAGCCACCGTAACGCTAGCTGGGTCGAACACCTTGCCTTGATCCTTCGCCTTGGGGTTGTCAATCTCCCATTGCTTGCGCCTCTCCTCCCTGAGAGCATCTACAAGGTCACGCTCCACCCTCTTATATGCCAGCTTGCGCTTCTCTGCATTTAGAGCAAGCACCGCCTCTTCCTTCTTCCAGCCATCCTGCATCGTAGCGATACGCTCCTCTTGCTGCTTGATGAGTAGCTCTTGTTGCTCCCTTTCTAGCCTCTCTTGGGCTTGTCTCAGCTCGATAGCTTGTTGCTTACGCTCTACAATCTCATGGTTTGCGTTGGACTTGCTACCGCCCGCCGAGCCCCTACCCGTAAGCGTATTTAGCTTATCCCTATACCCCTTAATCTGCTTATCCAGCTCTTCTATGACCTCGGAATGGCTTCTGCCATCCTCCGTAGTTGCACCCTTCTCACTGAGGATCTTTCTGCGCTTGGCAAGAGCTTCATTTAAGGCCTTGTTGTTGTCTTCTATCTCCTGTGACAGGGTTCTTCCTTCCGCCTTGGTGGGTGCCTGAAGTGACTGCACCAGCTCTGCCTGCTGACGACTAAGTCCCTCAAGAGCTTCATTTGTCTCCTTGATTTTTCGCTGGAGGTCATTATGTCTATTCTCAGCGGAGATACCAGCTCCAGATGCACCAATATTCGAACTATACATACCACCATAGGCCGCTGAGGTGGCTATCTTTGCGTACTCCCTTGCCTTCTCCTGTGCCTTTCTCGCCTCCTCCTCGTGCTCAATCTTCTGCTTTTCCAGCTCTACGAGCTTCTCTTCAACAGCCTTTAGGCGTATCTGCTTCTGAAGGCGGTCGAGATACTCGTCGATTGCCTGCGTGTTCTCTCGGATGATGCGCCCCTCTTCATTGAGTGTTGCGTTGTAGTTAGGCGCTATTTCTTGTAGCTTCTTTATGGCAGATGTCCTTGCCTTAATAGATAGTGTATTGTCGTGTATCTGACGCTGTAGGCTCTTGATTTGCGCCGTCTGCTTGGCCATCTCCTCAGACGTGGTCTTCTCAACGTCTGCCATAGCCTTCTGTGCTATAGTCGCCTTATCTGCACTATCAGAGAAGAGGTACAGGGCGGTAGCTGTAGCCGTCACAACTGCCAGAATAGCTCCAATCGGGTTAGCCGCTGTAGCCGCATTGAACAACAGCATAGCATCCTTAGCACCCGTTACACTCTTAGCTAGGGATATAAACGCTGCTACCTCTGAGCGAATAGCAAGCACCTTTTGCACGGCCGCTACAGCCATGACAGTTGCCTTGTAAGCACCATACGTCGCAACGAGAGTTAGCAGTATCTTGCCTATCGTCTCGTAGTGATTAACGAGCGATGTAACACCAGAGATACCAGCACTTATTAGCCCGTCATTGCTCTCGCCAATTTTGTTAAAAGCCTGAGTGATTGCGTCAGAAAGCTCACCTAGATCTCCACGTATAATAGCACTCTGCCCTTCGAGGTTCTTGTAGAATAGACCGCCCTCCTCGGTGGCCGTACGGAAGGCATCGGCTACCATTTCTGCACTGATCGCCCCCTGTGCCATAGCCTCCTTTAGCTCCCTCATTGATCGCCCTGTTGTACGGCTGATCTCCAGCAGTGGGTTAAAACCTTGGTTAACCATCTGTAGCTGGTCTTGAGCTAACAGCCTACCTGTGCTGCTCATCTGAGCATAGGCAAGGGCAAGCCCACGTATCTTCTCGCCCGATCCGCCCGATATGTCGCCTAGCTGCTTTATGATAGGAATGATTTTCTCACCCGAAACACCGAAGGATAGCAACGTCTGCGAGGCCTTTGCAAGGTCGGCCAGCTCTGTTGGTGTCTCTGCCCCAAACTTCGTCAGCTCAGCAAAAAGGGTCGTTGCCTTTGACCTCGACTGCAGCAGGGACGTGAAAGAGGCCTCCAACCCCTGCATATCTGCTCTCACTTGTACTACAGAGCGACCAAAGGCGATTATCGCCCCTGTGCCAAAGGTAAGAGCCAGCGTTTGCGCTAGCTGTCTGAAAGCTCCATCCATCTGTGCCGACGCAACGGTTGCGTCAGCACCCATGCTTCTAAGCTTTTGGCGGAAGTCGTCCGCTTGCCTGCGTGCCTCCGTGTCGTCAAGGAGGAGCTTAAAATTTATAGATCCATTATCCATAGTTGAGGTTGGTTGTATAGTTAGTAGAAGCTCTGCATGTCTTGCAATGTTAGCTCTTTGGCGTCCTTCACCTCATCAGCCTTACCCTTGCCGGTCTTACCCTTGCTCTCATAACTAGGAGCTGCGTGGAGGTAGAGCAGCAGGTTTTGGTAGCTAATGTCGTACAGCACATAGTCAAGCGTTACACCTAGGTACTTAGCCACAGACGACACTAAAGCCCATGGACTGTCTGATTGCTGCCCGCTTCCCTCGTCGGTTGTGTCACCCTTAGGCCTTGTAGGAAAGCGGTAAAATCGAAAAAATAACCCACCTCCATACGTGAGACCAGCTGGAGGAACACAATCGATAGCTCGCTGGGAGGGTAGTTCTCAAGCACTTGTTGCGCAACACTGTCTAACCTACTTGCTCGACTCATCCAGCGTAGCCACTTAGAAAGGCGGTTATCCCGCCGTATGCACTTAGCACCGAGTATAAGTGTGGCGATAGCCTTTCCTATTGGTCTTGCATAGCGAGCTGAGCGCAACGCCTCGATAGTCAGGTTTGCATCATCGCCCGTAGCGGTGAATAGCTCATCTGGAAGTTCAGCTAGGCACTCACTCACGAGGATGAGTGTAGCCATGCTTGGCGGTGCTACCTTGTAAACCTTACCCGATAGGGTGATTTCTTGTTCTCTCTGTAGCAGTGCATCTGCTACCTTCTTCTCCGTTGTCATAATCTGCTTTGGTTAGTAGGCCATTTGAGCTAGTCGCTTCTTATCTATTTTCTTCTTTGGTCGGTGGTCGAGATACTCGTACAGCACCACGTAGCGAATAGCATCCATTGCGTGGTTGAAGAGGTCTATTGGCTCATTTAGCCACTTGCCATCCCTCGTCTGGCGGTAGGTGTAGTTGCGTTGCTCCTTAAGCACGTTTACACTCCTCTTGGTGATGTACAGCTTGAGTGTCTGCATCTTCGTGATACCTGCGCTAATGCTATCCTTGCCCTTGACTACGGGGTGAATGTCAATACCCCCACGGGCAATCTCCGCCACGGTGCGAGGCTCTGCGCTCTCGCTTATCACCTTGAGTTTAGGAGCTTCCTGCTTGAGTAGTCGAATGATGTCTGAGGAATACAGCCCTGTGGCATAGGCAAGCTCATCGACGTAGATAGCATCTGGCGTTAGCCCGACCTCAACGATCGCTGTAGGGTCGTTGGTGAAGCCAAAGTCCATACCGATACGCCGACGCTTCACCTCGTCTGGTATGCGTTCTATTATCTCCACGTTGGGGAAGACAAGACCCTCGACCTGCGCCTGTAAGCCCAAGCCATAGACACGCCATAGGCTCGGGTTCTTATGCTCGAGGCTTAGCAGGTTATCTACGATAGTCTTTGGCAGAAATGGGTTGTCCTTGAAGGTGGTGATGAAGTGGAACGTAGACTCTTCCCTATTCAGTGCGCAGAGCCAGTGGTCATCGCTAAACGAGGGGTTGTAGTCAATGATTGAGAAGAGTGCCGTACGCATCTTGAGCTGCTCCCACTCGATTTCTAGCAACTCGTTAGCCTCATTGCAAAAGAGGATGTCTCGTTTGCGCCCTCGGAGTTTCTGCTCGTTGTCCGTGCTAAAAAAGTCGACGGTAGACCCATTTGGGAGCGTGTACACTAGGTCGCTCCTGTTGAAAGCCTTCTTGTCATATAGGCACAACTTCACCATTATTTCCTTGAAGTCCACCAGCACTGACCCTTTAAGAGCTGGGAGTGTGCCACGGACAATGGAGAGGCGAAGCCCTCTATTGCTTAGTAGATAGGTAATGAGGAAAATTAAGATGTTATAGGTCTTTCCGCTACGACTAGACCCTTGCGCAGAGATAGTCGTATAGCCATCTCTGAGTGCACCCTGAATAGTACGTACAATCTTAGTCGCCCGAATAGTCTGCATCGACAATCTCCACACGTATATCGGGGATGAGATCTTTGCCATCCCTTCCCGTTAGCTCGGTTCGCTCGCTGTACCCTCGCTCCTTGCCCTTGGTCTTGAGGTAGAAGATAACAGCCGTCGTGTCGCCATCATCTATCTTGTTGAGCAAAGCAGATTCTACGGTGTCTATCTGCTCCTGCCGAATAGCTTCTACCTCCTCAGCAAAGGCTAGATCATTCTCCATCCAGTTGTAGTACGACTGGCGTGTCATAGCTATAGCCCTACAAGCAGGTGCTATGATGCCTCTACTTTGAGCGAAGGCCTTTAGAAACAACGCCTTCTTATCTTCCACCTTCTGCTTAGCCTTAGCTGTAGCCTTTTTTGCCATGTCAAATATGTAATAGCTTGGTTGGTACTCATATATAGCAAAAAAGCCACAAGATCTAATCGTCTTGTGGCTCTATCTTGCAAGGCACTACCTTCGCTTGCTTGTACCTATCCTGCATCTCCTTGATATAGCGGCTGTACTTCTCTGGGCGGCTTGTCTCTATAACAGTAGGCTTCGGCGTGTACACTACAAACCTATAGAGTTCTGGGTATCTCGTCTTTTGTAGTAGCTTCATCTGCTCTAACGCTTCCACTGCCTCCTCCCTTGGTGTTTTCCGTGCTGCGTTGTTGTTCGCCTTGTACCTTTTTCTCTTCTCTATGTAATCGGATGCCTTCTTCGCTCTTCGCATAGCTGTATCTGTGTATTTTATGAATTAGGGGAGAGGCTCATCACCTCTCCCCGTTGTGGTTATTCGTCCTTATCGTCTTTAAGGAAGTCTAGGATGTCCGTCTCGACGATGGAGAGGGTGCGCTCGCAGGGAATTTCTTTGTAGACTGTCTCGTACGCATCTCCTAGGTTTGATGCACTGACAAGGTAGGTGTACTTGTGCAGTGTTTCCTTTTCGTCCTCCTCCATAACCTTGACAATATAGTAGCGGACGTCCGAGTCCCTCCCAGCAGGGGCGTAGATAACGTCCTCGAACTTCTTCTTGGTGATAGCCTTCACCTCAATAGGTGTGTCTTTGGCAGCCATATCCTGCACCTCTGCCTTGATGATGGCCTCTGCATCGGTGAGGTTATGGGCTTTCACGAGGTAGTTCTCGGTGATTGTACCTAGCCCTAGCTTGTCGTATGCAACCTTTGCTTGGTAGATGTTCATTGCTTTCTGTTTGTTGTTATCTGTTACTATTCCGATTGTCATCCTCCTTTACGATGGAGAAGGCCGTTAGCAATTGCGCTATAATTAATATCCATACACTTATCAACTTGTGTGCTCCATACAATACTGATATCACGCCTATTGGCAGTAGTATCACACTTAAAAGGAATGGGAGTGGTCGTACGGTTATTCTATCGTATTTCATTGCTGATATCTAGCTGGGTGTAATCTCCCTTGTTGAGCTGGTTGTATGTCTGCTCATCCACAACTGCGTGGTGTGTCTCTATCGCAGGTACAAGCAGGTGTATGACATAGATAGTTTTACCATGCTCACGTCGTGTTTGCTTGCCTATAACATAGCCAGACTTGTAGATGGGCGTCTTGTTCTGTGGCGAACAAGCCACGGAGGACAGCACAATAGCCATACACATAGCGCAGAAGAATTGGTGTATAAGTTTCATATCCCTGCGTTCTTACCCGCTTCCACGTCGAACTCGACGAGGTCGCCTTTATTGACATTGTAGTAGTCTTCCTTGGATACCACGGCGGAGTACACCTTCCATACCGCAAGCCAGTTATAGCTACCGAATAACACAACATAGGTGGTATCTCTCCCCTCCATACGGAGGTGTTTCCCTTCTACATAGCCACTTCTGTACGGCGAACTGTTACAGGCTGTACAGATAGTAGCTAGTAGCAAGATGGATGTGGCGTATAACCGTCTCATAGCTCGTTCCGTCGTTTTAGTTCTTCGTTCATATTCTTATTCTTGTTGGTTGGTCATTCTGTTATGCCAAGCATTTCACAGATTAGTTCTATGCGGTGTTCTTCGGCTATGGTTTTGAGCGTCTCTTCCCCACCTTCCACACCAAGGAACTCTCCAACGAAGCGACCACAGCCTTTAGCTGCTTTAATATACACGTCATCTTCGATTAAGCGGTAGGTTATGCAGACATCCCTATCAAGAGCGCATACCTTAGCGGTAAGTATTCCCTCGATATCTTCCTCCCACTCCAGCGGGTTCTTCGCCAGCTGGGCTCTTACGTCTTCTCGTGTCATTACCATAGCTCCTCGTCATCTATGCCCATTTTCTCAGCGAAATCCCATAAGGTTAGCGTTGGGGCTTCTACCTTGTCTCTCATTTCATTGTATCCCTTTTCTAGATTACGAATACATTCTGGAGGAGCTATCGGTATCGGGCACATTGTTACTCCTTCGATGTCAACTTCTAGATCTTCAAAGTCACTCTCAATCTTGCGGAGCTGTGATCTCAATGTAGAGAGGAAGCTCCCTATCTCTTTTAGTTCTTCTCGTGTCATTTCTCGTTGAGATTGAAGTGTGACAAAATCTTGGATTTTCTGTACTCATCGGCCGCTTGCATAGCCTCCGATAAAGAGGGGTATTCCACCTCATCGAACGAGGTAATCCATTTAGAGTAGGACTGGGTGATGAATGCATACCCATCTATGAATTGGTCGGCTTTGTAAGTCGGTCTAACAATGCACGCCAGTTTTAGCTCTCGCCATTCGAGTGGGCGGAGGGATTTCAGCAGTTCTTCTCGTGTCATTCTACTATGTCTATCCTGTTCAGTGCCTTTTCGAGTTCTTCGATGGCTTCATCTAGGTCTGTTAGGTTTTCGTCTAGAATTGTATCAAGGTCTTGCAACCTGTCTATTTCATGAAATAGGTCTTTGATAGGTGTATACATCAAGTCTTTAAGTCTGTCATAGATGTATTCCCTTGTGTCTAAGGCATCTTCAAGCCGTGATTTCAAGATGGAGGCAAAGCCTTTCATATCTTCTAATTCTTTCCGTGTCATATTCTTCTATGTTTATTGGTTAGTTTATTCTCGTTATAGGAATGAAAGTATATGCTTTATGACCTCCACCGTCCAGCCATTGCCTAGCATCTTGTAGGCTTGAGTGTCGGAGCACTCCCACTTATACCACTCGGGGATGGTCTGAAGGCGGGCACATTCGGCGGGGGTAAGTCTCCTTAGAACTCTATCCGTCCTCACGCACGGTTGCCCACTTCCGTCATTTCTCGCACGAGCAGGTATACATGGGCTTTTATCGCCTGCCATTTCTCTGAACCCTCCATCTACCTTGTGAGTGCGCCATGTACCTGGAATAACAAGATTGTCCTTGGTTACGGAGGTGAGTGCGTTACTCTTTAGGTCTGGTCTAACCTCTATCGTCTGCACATTATCCTCTCCACGACCTCGCATAGCACATACCTTAGCTTCCTCAACACATGGATAGGAGACAACAGTCATGCCGTTAGCCCTAGCACCTTTATACGAGCAGGAGAGAAGAGCGCATGCTTTGTCATCTAATTCTCTTATATTCTTAGAGAGCCAAGGGTCACGGACGGCAGGGGCATACATATCCGACTGGTTTCCTCCGCTGTGACCTCCATCTGTTAGGCAAGAATCCTTGCCCTGCTGTGCCTTTGGCTTTAACTTTTTGTCGAGCTTGACAACATCCCAGCTGTGTTTTGCGTCCGTGGATAGACCTCCTCCAACTCTGAGCGCTCTTGCTTTACCGCTTACGTCTTGACCAAAGACACCAGAGTCTATGTAGTATTTATCTTCCACTTCCGCCTCTAAGATGTCTTGAATAAATATGCCTCTATCTTCAGGGATAGGAATATCTGTGTGTACCTCTCCGAACAGCCCCTCTTGTCTTGTTCGTATGTTGCTCCAATACAGGCGGACTCTGTTTTGTGCAGAGACAAGAGCGGAGTTAATGACAATGGGCATAAGCCCTAAGCTCTCGTTGATTTGTCTCTCGTCATCAGGTCGCATACGTACGTTTTCTAGTAGGAACTTGACATTGGGGTTGTGTCTCTGAGCGTGATGGAGAATATCTAGAAACACCCAGTAGAGTTTGCTTCGAGGGTCATCGTGTCCGAGCATCTTACCTGCTAGAGAGAATCCTTGGCAAGGAGAACCTGCAAGAATCAAGTCTACCCCCCCCCCATTCTATATCCCATTCCCTCCACTTCTCTACGTCTCCTAGCTGGATGGTGTCTGGGAAGTTGAGCTGCGTCTGTTTGATGGCATGCTTATCTATCTCACTGGCGTAAACCTTGGCTATGGGAATTCCCATGTCACGCAAAGCAATCTGCCCGCAGCTCATACCATCGAATAGAGATAACACCACTATGGGTTTATCTATAAACATTTCTTGTTGTTGAGTTGTGAGGGGCGCACGGTTGCACGCCCCTCTGTGTTTAAGTTACTATTGTCGCTCTTTCATGAGCAACTTGAAGTCAGCTACGCAGGTCATCATTGCCAGCTCCTTCTCGGTAAATCCCTCCTCGGGTACTTCGTTAAGGTCATCAACCCAGACGTGTCTAGGGTCTACCTCTAGTGGCAGTTCGCCCTGGAAACACCTCCAGCATGCCCCATAACCAAAGTCATGGTTGTAGCATAAGTATACTATCTGGGAACTATCGCTAATCTTGGCATACCCAATAGCATTCTTCTGAGGGAAGTCTTCGTTTGTCGTCCATTTCAGCTTGTAGGCTTCGGCCTCTTTGATTATCTCCATAGCCTTTGCCCATCCGGGGAAGCCTCCTAGGTTTCGGTCGTCAATGTAGATGTCGGCGTAGACTTTGTTTCCGCCAACACCTCCGAAGAACTTCAAGTTGTCGGGGTTGTGGTCGTTCACTGCGTGGAAGGAAAGACCATTCTGCTTACACCATTGAAGGGCTTCGTTTAGCTGCTCTCCCTGCCTACATGTCCAAAGGATGAGGTAGTGGCCTGCTTGGTGAAGCTCTTGAATGCTCTCTATTGCATGAGGCATTGGCTCGCCTATCTCTGGGTACTTGTTCTGACAGATAGTTCCGTCAAAGTCAATTGCTATAATCATAGTCTGTTATCGTGTTTTGTTGTGTTATAGGATGATGTCTTCTATCTTAGGGAGGGCGGAGATAACCATTCCTTCAAATGAGCTGAGTCTACGCCTAATCTCGGCGGCTGACCGACCGAACAGTATAAAGCCAGGCTGGTATTCCCCGTTCACGAACTCGTTCGCTATGTATGCTCTGAGGTCTCCACGCAGTATCTTTCCTTCGTCGAGTTCATCTATGACGAATTCTCTTAGTTCTAGATTGCGGGCAAGGTAGTCTGCATCGAACCATGGAATCATCCTTTTATACCGATTGAGCTTTTGGACAGCCTCCTGTTCGCTATCTGCATATATTAGGAATTCCTTACGCTTGCTTGTGTACTCGTAGGCTATTCTGTCGAATAAGCATGAGAGGAATACCTTCATAGCTTGCTTTCTTCTGATGGTTAACTATTGATTTCAGCCTCTATTGCTCTTGCCTCCTCCCGTATGGTGTGCATGAACTCCTCAAGCTCACCGAGGAGTCTCCCCGTTGTTTCTATAGACTCTGGAATATCCACGACCCTAATCTGTGTGAGGTCTTCTATGTCAGACCGAATGTTACGCACATGGTGGCTTGCTAGGCTGAGGACTGATATTATAGCCCTAGTTCTCTCTTGCAGCTGTTCTTTGTTTGCTTGTATCATATCTGTGTTCGTTCTTTGGTTAGTACCGCTTTAGGTTTTCGAGAGTAGCTGTATCTCCGATGTTGTACTTATGGTAGGTTGTTTCATCGACAGTAAGGGCGTGTTTACCGTCATCAGTCATAAGCACAATTTCATACCAATCTCTGTAAGAACTAGGTTCGTACTTCTTGTTTATGACAACTCCCGTGTAATAGTCTGGCTCATTGCAGGACACGGCCACTGCGCCTATCAAGGCGAGGAGAAATATTTTTAACCTTTTCATCTTAGTACTTCTTTCCGTGTAGTCGTGGTCGGGTAGCGTTGTAGCGCATCTTGAGGTGGATGTGTCGCTCGAGGTCGATACCGAAATGTTCGGATAGACAGCGGAGCAGGCATATGCCATCGAATACCTTTTGTAGTGGATTCCAAATTGTGTCGATTCTGCTCAGATTGCGTGTCAGCTCATAAGCCCACTCTATAAATTCTTCTGGACTTTCAATGATGTCACGAGAGGACATATAGTTTTCATCTACCTCCTCGGTGATGTCGGGGGTGTCCTCCTTTTTCTCGATTATGCTACCATAGATGTCTAGCAGTCGTATCTGCGTATCTGCCAGCTCATCCTCTAGTGTATCCTTGATATGGGCTTCGAAGGAAGGGATAAAAGCCTCATCAGGGAAATCTTCTATACCCTCTGGTATGGAGGCTGTACGTCCTTTTCGGTGCGCCTCCACGGACTCGGTTACCTCTGTGATAGAGAGCATGAAGTAGTGATTGGGTCTTTGGGGCTTATCCCAGAAGCCCTTATCCACGGCGTTAGCATGGACTTTCTTGGCTTGTTCGTAGTAGTTCATTTTCGGTTGTTTTTTTTGTTGGTTATCATATCGGTGACTTCACCGATATGTTGTGGTAGTGTACTTTCAGTTGTTGCATGTTTTGCAACAACTGGGAGTGGAGTGTAAACCATTTGGTTACGGGAGTACGGCAGGTCGTGTAGCAAGATGATGAATGGCAAGGAGGGCGGCGTCACGCTCCTCTTGGTTGCTACGCTTCATGTTTGCTGCGTGAAGGGTGATACGGTTGCGCTTGCAGTAGGAGAGAAGCTCCTCGTGCGTTATCTTCCTATCTGTACCTCTCCAGAGCTTTACCAGCGGTGACTGTTCGATGTAGTCAAGCCCTTTCTGAATTGTGTATGACAATAGGAGGTTGTAGGTCTGTGCGCAGAGTCCGATGCTATACCCCTTCTTGGCTATCGTTCCTCGGGTGTCCTTAGGGCTGTAATGCCAGTTGTGGGTCGTACCATAGGCATTCTCCAGCACAACGAGGGTCTTACGCTTCAGCACCGTCTCGGAGGTTCTGAAGTCGTTTAGCAAATCTGTGAGGAGGAAGAAGGGCTGAGTGCTTAACGTAAGCTCCCTCGTTGCGAGGTCGAGGATAGCGCACCCAGATGCCTTGCTATCGGGGTCAATCCCTATGATGTGGGTATATCCTTTACTCATCTGTCCTACTTCTCTACTTCGGTTGCCTCTTGATCCTTGCTTGCTTCGTCATCACTCAGTTTCTCGGCGATTTCACTGAGGAAGCTTATACACGAGTTCGCTTGTTCTATGAACATATCTGATAGGAATTTGCAAGTCGTGGTTCTGCCGACGATTTCCGCTATATCCATGCTAAACGGTATCACTCCTTTCAGGCAAGCACCTGTAGGGCGTGCGTATATCCGAAGCAGTTCTCCTTGAACTTGTTCGAACATGTCCAGCATCTCGGATAGGTCGGTAAAGTACTTGCGTGCTCCCTCTATGTCGAGGGTGTATTGTGTTGTATTCATATCTCTGTTTTTTTGATTGGTTAGTTACTTTCGTTTGCAAAGAGCGGAAGCTCCTCCGCTTCCCCATCTTGGAAATTTTTGATCCTTCCCATCCCAGCGTTGTAGTACTCATCGTCGATCTCTACTCCGATGAAGTCTAGCCCGAGGTTGTGACAAGCCTCTGCACACGAGAAAGAACCCGCGAAGAAGTCAGCTACAAGCACGTGATCCTTGCCCTTGGGGATACAGAGGTTTAGCAAGCGCTCTAGTAGGCGTACGGGCTTTTGCGTCGGGTGGATTGTTTTGTAGTGATCCCGAGTAATACTGATGATCGTTTTTTCGTTCATACCAAACTCAATTCCCTGAACGACGGTTACGCACCTGTTGTGATTCCAAGATCCACCTGTTATCCCCTGCCCAATCTTCCCACTGTAATCACACCTAGTTATCTTCTTTACGCCTTCCTCTTTCGTAATGGAATCCTCCATTGTACTTAGACCTTTATCTTCGTCAAACTCTATACTATTGGCTTCCAAAAAACTCAATACAGCCCCAAGGGACTTGGGGTTGCCAAACACCGTACGCAAGCGCTTGACGTCCGTAACGATGGCATCCAAGTTGTGTCTCTTCATCTCTAGGTATGGGACTTTGACCTTGCGAATGCCTCCATCACCTTTTGCGAAGATTGAGATCGTTTCATGAACACGGGAGATATTCAAAACTGGAGATGAGGTATGCCTCTTATCCCACACTATCTCCTCCTTGAATTTAAGCCCGATGCTAGAGAGTATCGTGTTCCATCGGTAGAAGCTCTCGCCACGACCAAACATGATGATCATACCATCCTTGGTTAGCACTCGCTTGCACTCGGTGAAGAATGCCTGCTCGTCAAAGGGGCGCTCCAGACGCTGGCCTACCAAGTATAGGTAGGGAGGATCCATACAAATAATGTCGATACTCTCGCTTGGGATCTTGCAAAGTATAGGTAGGGAGGATCCATACAAATAATGTCGATACTCTCGCTTGGGATCTTGCAAATTTCCTCCTCGCTATTCCCGTGTATAGCTGTTATATTACTCATAGCGGGGGTGGGGAGCGCTGCGGCTGCCTGGGGGTGGAGGGGGGGGGGGGCGGGGGCGGGAGCTGGAGTTGCTACGGGCTGTGCATAAGTTGCTACAGGCTGGGGGGAAGTTGCTACATGAGTTGCTATAGGCTGACCCTGTGGGTAGGTTATTTGCCATGCTTTCACCTCGGTGTACCACTTGCCATTCCACTCTCGGCTCTCTATCTCAATGTGTGCTGTGACTACCGTGCCTACTTGAGTAGGGTACTTGTCGATGTTGTCGTTCAGTATCGAGATAGCTACTTTACGTGGGTACTGGTCTTGCGTTTCAAGTATGAATACGCCCTTGCGCCATTCTTTGCCTGCCTTGGTCGTGCCTCCATCGTAGGGGAGTACTTGCACTATCGTGCCTGTTAGTTCTAGGTTCATGAGTCTATTTGTTTCGTTCTATTCTTTTCTTCACCGATATTGTCATCTTGTCTTTTTCGCTTATCAGCTGGTGTAGTCGCTCGACGTTGAGCAACACAAATCTCCCATCTTGGTAGAATGCATCTGGGTAATCTCGCACCCTCCTGTAGTAAGACTTGTCATTACGCAAGCCGAGGTAGTCCATTATCGCCTTCTTGCCCCTGATGAACTGAGGAGATGAGGGGCTGAGGGGGCGGTGCATATCGCCTCGTTCATCAGCCATTGCCCGCCTTACTGCGTTGCAGACAAGCTGCTCTAGCTGGTCGGGGGACAGTACGACTATCGACGTGTCTATTGTGTTTGTTGCCATTGCTGTTAGTGCTTAGTAGGTTTGTCTGAGGTCTCGCCCCTTCAAGGTGATGAGGTTGCAATACCCCGTTATTCGAGATACTGTACGAGTGCCATATCGCTGTAGCTCATCGGTTGTTAGGTTCGTAGTAATGAGCATCTTGTAGTCTTTCCATCCATTATCCGCACGCCATCCAATGAGTTCAGAAATCACGTCTACTTCCTTGCCGTAGTACTTGGCGTGAACCTCTGTACCAAGGTCGTTTATGCAGATGATTGGGGCGAACTTGTGGTCAGGTGCGATGCTTCCATCGTATAGCTCTACATACTCGGGGGCATTCCGATACGCCCACAGCAGAGGAGCGTATACAATCTCTTGTTTCCTTGCGTTGTATCGCAAGAAGTGCGCACTAAGCCTGTATGAAAGTTCACGCAAGACGGTTATCATCACGCTCTTTCCCGTGCCCGTTGGGCCATATATGCAAAGTCCTTTCTCGGGGTCTATGTCATTATCCCAATCACCAAGCACCCACGTGACCGCCTTTAGGTAAGCCTCGGAGTTGTCTATGCCAATCTGGAAATGATCTCCGCAGATCTCTCTTCCTATGCCCTTGGCCATAGCCAAAGCCTGAATCACCGTTAGGTCTTTGTAGCTACTTGACAGCGCACGATGAGGCTTGCCTCGATCGTCGGAGAGTTCTATCTCAGCTTGTCTCAGAAGGGCTTTGTCCATTGTTGTTTTCGATTTCGTTTAAGTATCGCAGTGCCTCTAGTGCCTTCTCAGATGGAGGTTCAGGCGTCCTATCCTCGTCCTTCTCGATCCGTTGAGAGGGTAGGATGCGTTGCTGTGGCGGGTGGTAGATGGCTCGTTGTGGCTGGTCGTACTTCTCTTCGTTTTTCTTCCAAGTGACGATAGCTGACTTCCAGCTCTTCATCTTGTTTCGCCCGACCATCCAGCCGTTTGAGTCATAGTAGGCGACGAACCTCTCAGCGTCTATCTCTATGCCCTTCTCCAAAATATAACTCTGCACCTCCTCTAGGGTGGGCGGGCAAAAGCGTGCAACGCTTTTCGCCCCTATATCCCCTTTAGGGGCTTTAATCTTTAAACTTTCTTCTTTAATGGGGGCGTTTAGCCCCCCTATTATCCCCCCATTACCTTGGTCTACCTTGGTGTCTACCTTGGTGCTACCTTGGTCTACCTTGGTGCTACCTTGGTCTACCTTGGTGTCTACCTTGGTGCTACCTTGGTCTAATGGTCTGTATTTCTTACCTCCTCTAGCCATTCTTTCTAGAGCATCTTTTGACAAGACCCTCCCACGTCTATCCGTGACAACCTCCTCATCTTCTTGATTGGTGGCGTATGATATGTCAGCCTTGTTGTCAAGTGATATGAAGTGTTCACGCAACCTTGGGGAGAAGAACCGTTCATTGTCTCCTTCGCCTTCAAAGGAGAATAGCCCGAAGTCTAGTATCACCTTCTCTATAATCTTGACCGAAGATGTAGACTTGATAGCCAGCTTGAGCATCTTCCAGTTGGCAGGGTAGCTGTAGTTAGCCTTGTCCATCTGTGCAAGCTTCGCCCACGTCTTTGTCAATATCGCAATGGCGACATCTCCCACTGTGGAGTTTGCAAGCTCTATCTTCTCATCGTCTAGGAAGAGAATGTCCATCGGGTAGTATCTGTGCTTACACATGTGGTTATGATTTGTGTGGGATAGTTATGTATATATGATTTATGCCTTGCACTTCTTTTGTCTTACCTTCTTTGTGTAGGGTGCGAAGGGCTATTTGTATGCTTTCGAATGGCACTTGCAGTTCGTTAGCAATTCGCTCAGGTCTGATGTGTAGAGGTCGTATATGACGCTCGTTCATATCGTCTATAAGTCGGTTTATTGTTTGCATTACAAGCTCGGTGTCTGTGTCGCCCATACAAGATTGCTTTGTATCTCTCTCTGCACTTGGTTTAGTGCCTCTCTTTCATTTGGTGATGGCAGGTAGATGCCAAGCTCGGTAACCGACCAGTTGCGAAATCGCTCTATGGAGGAGGTCATTTCCTTTGTATCAAGTGAGGACGTTGAACGCACATAGTGGAAGGTTTCACCGCTAGAGCCTTTACGCTCTCGTATAAAGATGTCTCCATTGACGTGTATCTTGTAATAATCGAACTTGACCGTTTCCAAGGTTTCTCCCTGCTGTAGAGCGAAGTAGGATAGTATGAGGTGCAGATAGCTATTCTGCGAAAGCGTGCGCTGCCCCTTCTTCTCCGACAACTCCACTACACACCTCTTTTCATAAAGGTGGTTGCACTGCTCCTTGTATTGTTGCCTGTCGAGGGCTAAGGATAGGTCGTAAATCATACTAGAAGGGTGTTTTGTTGAATGGAATTTCCATCCCATGTTTAGCTATGTGTACCATCTTTCCTATAGCCTTGGATACACCAGCTCTAAACTCCTCTGCGTGGCTATTGTGGTCGGAGAGGTGTATCAGCACAACATTGTTCACGTGTCTCATGTCGCTCTGCATCATCGTGGCTATGCACTGCTCGTAGCTCATGTGACTACGAAGGACTCTATCACGCTGTGTAGGGCTAACCAAACCTCTCTCCACATTCTGCTTTAGAATGTCACTCCGATAGTTGCACTCTATAAGGATGTTGTTTAGCCCTTCGAACCGATACCTTAGATAGTAGGTATCGGTTGCGAAAAGCGTTGTCCCCATATCGAGGTGGGAGATTAAGAAACCGAGAGGCTCTGAGGCGTCGTGCTGCACATTGAATGGTAGCACGGTGAAGCCTCCAAGATGGTAGACACTTCCAGCTGACATAGCGTGCAGGGAAGGGTCTACGTCTATGCCCAGCGCACGAGCTGTCCCCGCAGAGGTGTATACGGGGATGCGAGAGGTAAGAAGCTTCTTTACTTCTCTAGCATGGTCTCCGTGCTCGTGTGAAAGGATACACCCGACTACTGACTGAAGGTTAAAACCTAAAGCCTTCTGTATAGCTAGGTAGCTTACGCCGCATTCAATGATGAGTGCTTTACCTCCGCTATCTAGTATGTAGCAGTTGCCTTTTGAGCTACTCCCGAGTATCTTAAGTTTCATACACTAGAAGGGAGGCTTGTTGTCTTCTACCTCCTCTGTAGACGGCTGTTCATCGTTGGCGGAATCCTCTGGCATTGCTAGAGTCTCTTGCCCTGCCTCCTGCTGGATCTCCTCCGCTACAGCATCCTCAACTGAATGTGCGTTATCCACATATTGAGGCTTGCCATCTTGGTCGAACACCGCCTGATCGTTGGCGATGGCACTCTGCATCTGAACTGATAGAGGAGCGAACTTGGAGAGCAAGAGCTTTAGCACTGTCTTCTTTGCCATGGCGTCGAAGTCAGTAGTCCATTTGCTAGTGGCCTTTGTCTTCTCGTACTTGCTTCCATAGCTTTGCGAGTACTGAGAGGCGTGCGCCTCCATCTTCTCCACCGTCATGTAGAGCGTTTTCTCGAAGCCGTTGGTCAACCGAAAGAAGGCTACATAACCTATTGTCTTGCGTGTCTCCCTATCGGAGGCTGGTTCAAATGCTATCTCTCCAGAGAGCATATCCCAGTGCTTTAGCTCGCCTTCTTTGACGACCTCCACGTTGATTGTCTTGAACTGTCCACTTCGGATGGCCAGCTGGATGAAGCCCCTATATCCCAGCTGGAATTGGGCAACCGTCTTTCCCGCCTTGTTGTCCTTGTAAGGGATGACGTAGGCAAAGCCAAGGTTCGCGTCTAGCGGGAGATCAAGGGCTGTAGCCTTTATACCTGCGTACATGAGGCTCATTGGTTCACAAGCTTGTAGATTCACGTTGTTGGCTACAAGCGCTGTGATATTGTTCACAAATGCTGACTTCTTTTCTGCAAGCACCTGCGTGAGGTACGACTGTGTCCTCGGGTTCGTGATTGTCTCGTTAAAGAGTTTAAGCGTACTCATTTCAGTTGTTATTCTTGTGTTATTACGAGTTCCTTGTCATTTGACACTACAAGGTTGATTATCTGACTCTTGGTGTCGATGAGCGATTGCACGCTCTCTCGGTTGTCTATAAAGATGGGAGCGGATACGCCGTAAAATCTAGATAGAGCGTTGATGATTTCTATCCCAGCATTTACCTGCTTGGCGGTATTTGCAACGGTGAACGGAACTCCATCTATGAGAGGCACACAGCACTCGATAGGGTTCTCCTTGTCCTTGTCTTCTATGGTGTAGTCGAAGAGCTTAAAGGTTACATGCACAAAGAGTCCATTGATGCGCTTCTCACACTCCTCTATCTTTCGTATAGATAGCTGTGCGGCGGTGTATTCTTCTCGCTCTGCGTCGGCGATCAGCTGTGCGAGCTTCTTGCCTTCTGCTTCAAGCTCTACTATCTTAGCCTCGTATTCCTTTCTGAGCGATACCTTGGAGAGCTTGTCTCTGATTTCGTCACGGACGGCCTCCAGCTCCTTACGCCTTAGCCTATAAGCTTCTGTGCTATCAGTCTCGATAGTATCCACCACAGAGCTAAGCTCATGTATCTCTGCTTCTAGTTCGTTGTACCCTTCTAGCTGCTCTGCTGGACGTGGTGCAACCTTATCTGTAGAAGGGATAGAGGAAAGCGTCTTCTCTATTGCTGGTAGCTCTAGCGCTAGCTTATCCGCCTTAGCGATAAATTCGGCACACGATTGAGTGTGAAACCTTGCATCAGCCTTACACTCTTCTATTGCCTCCTTGTATTCATTTGCTGAGGTCTGGAGCTTCTCAAGATTAGCATCCTTGGCACTTTGCCATACAGCCTTAGCTTGGTCTAGCTGATCCTCGGGGAGGCTCTGGTGGCAATGTGGGCAGGCGGTATCGCCATCGTACACGGAGCTGTTGACTTCCATCCACTTGGTTCTCAACTCCTCGATCTTCGCCTCGTAGTCGCTGATGGATGCCAGTTTGCTCTGCGCTATCTTATCATGTCGCTCGGCCTCCTTGCGAAAATCTGCTATCTCACGCTTTGCCGTGTCAAGCTTTTGCTCTAGCCCTCTACGAGTTGCGCCCTGTGCGTAGGTAGCCTCGTCAGTACGCCTAGCCTCATCAGCTACCAGTTTGCGTTGCTGTGCTTTCAGCTCTTCAATCTTACGCTGACGAAGGGCAGAGGCACTGCCCGCCTGACGGATGCGCTCGGCGACATCCTCCGAAGCCCTTGTAACAGACTTGATTTCTTGCTCTGTTTCTTCCAGCTTCGACTGAAGAGAAGCCTCATCCTCGGCATCTGGAATAAGGCTCCGTGTCTGGTCTATCTTGGGCTGTACCTTATCAAGGTCAGCCTTCAGCCTCTTTTTGCGAGCTGATACCTCCTTTCGGAAGTCAGATAGGCTCTTTCCGCTAAGCATATCTAGGAGGGCTTGGAACTCTGGGTTGTCCTTGGCTATCTCCTCCTCGGTAACTGCACCAGCCAGCGTGAAGAGTTGGTCTCGCTGTGCTTTCCAAGGCATCGATGGAAAGAATAAGGGGTTTGTGATGATCTTGAAGATGCCTTCGTCGACAAGCTCCTTTACTCGCTTCTTGTACTCAGTAACGCTCACAGGTACATCATTCCAGTAGACCTCCGTGGTGTTACCCTTGAATACCTCATCTACCTGCCCTCTGGGCTTTACCCAGTTTTCGGATAGAGAGCGTCGGATGGTTATTTCCTCGTCATCAACTCGGATGGTGGCAGATACCTCGCAGGGTGCTTTGTCGATGGTCTTACCATCTACGACCGTCTTAACGTTGTGGTCTTCTCTGCCTTCTCTGTCTTTGCCGAATAACAGCCAGAGGAAGGCATCGAAGTGTCGGCTTTTGCCTAGGCCGTTTGCGCCCTTGATGGTCGTTGTTCGGGTGCCAAACTCAGTTGTTCGGTTCTTCTCGCCACGAAAGCCAACAAGAGTAAGTCTCTTTAGGGTGATTTGCTTCATTGTTGTCTGTTGTTAGGTGTTAATGTTGTTCACTTTTTTGTGCGCCTTGCTCTCCCGAGTTCGTCGTACAGATAGTAATCATCATAATCGTTCATTCACTAATTCAATTTTGCTCACTTTATGCACCGCTTGCCTATCTCAGGTTTGCGGTGTGAATTTCTACGAAAACTAAAGTTGGTCTTCCTCATACTCCTCGGCCTCCTCCTTGGTAAGCTCTAACTGAGGTAAAATAAAGAGGCCTACAAACACAGGAGTGAAAAGGAGAAGAAGCGAGCCGTACACATTCCAAAACCCAATCGGAATTACACCTATATTAAATAGTATGAGAAGTGCAGCTGCTATAATTAGCGTTGCTGCAAGCACACGCTTCATAATGGAGTGCTGGTTGTTCATTGTCGTTGTTATTAATAGTATCTTACTCGTATATTCGAGATTGTGTCGTCAGGGAGCTTCGCTCTCCGATGGCTGGACTAGTTAAACTCCCCAGCTCCACCCCTAGCGCAATAGGCCTAGGGCTAACGACTCCACCCCTTTCGAGGATTAGTCACTAGTGGGCATTGCACCCACAGATTTATCTCTTGTTTTTGTCGCTTATCAAATATGTCAATGATCGCCTTCCCTCGGAGAGGGTGGTGAGGGGCTAACCCTCGGGGGATACGCTGGTCAATCTTTCAGCACGATACAGATAGTTGTACACGGTCGTCATTCCGATTTTGTACTTACGCATCAGTGCCTTCTTTGACTGCCATGGGCCTTTGCCGTCAGCAAGCAGGCTTTGGTAGTCCGCTTGTATCTTTAGGGCTCTTTCGTCGAGCTTGTCCCAGCGGCTCTTAGGTACTTTCAGTCCAGCCATTACGCTCTATGTTTTTATTCCTATATTTGCTGTGAGTTTTACTCCAATATTGGGGTATTCGGTGTAGTTCCCCTTGAACCACACTGCAAAGGTATGAACAATATTGTTCACTACCAAATTTTAGAAACAATTTTGTTCATGTCTAGCAAAATCAAGGCTGATACATCATTGAATATCAGCAAGATAAAAGAGATGAAAAATTTTTCATCCGATGCCGAGTTGGCTAGGTTTCTTGGCGTGACACCGGCTGTGCTTAGCCGATGGAAGACGCGCAACACATACGACATTGACAAGATTGTAGATGCGATACCCAACATTTCTCTTTCTTGGCTACTCACAGGCGAGGGTGAAATGCTACGTGCATCAGAGGAGAAGCCACATCACCGCATAGAAAGCAACGTGCGTCCAGTCCTCGAGGGGGAAATGGAATGGATAGAAGTGCCTCTCATGCCGTACAAGGCTAGAGCTGGCGTGCTTGCAGGTTTTGGCGACCCCGACTGGCGGGAAGGCAAACAGACGATGCAGATACTGGTAGACCGACGACTCAGAGGAGACTACCTTATATATGAAGTAGAGGGCGACAGCATGGATGACGGCACAATAAACGCATTCCTCGAGGGTGACTTCTTGCTATGTCGAGTGCTACCCAAAAGCGATTGGCAGTACGGCATAAAGAAGCGCACTGCGACCTTCTGCGTCATAGCCACAGACACAGAGGGCGTCGTCCTAAAGCAAATCACACGACATGACAAGGCTGAAGGCGTAATCACATGCCACTCACTAAACCCAGCTTACAACGACTACGATGTAAACCTATCAGACGTGCAGGCTATCTTCTACGTGGAGCGGTTAGCCCAGAGAAACCTATAGTATGGGGTTGGGCTACAAGAGAGATTACATCAAAATTCAAATGCATAACAAGAACATTAAATAACTTCATAAACAACTGACATGGAATACAATCACGACCTACCACGACTAAAGGAATTAAGAGAAACGGATCGTCGCACATTTGTGTGTGCTGGGTTTCAGAAGAACGATGGATTACGAGACGCAGCAGATTTACTCGGGTTATTCTTCGGCGCGTTGATCATTCTCAGCTTGTGCTTGATAGTAGGCGGCGCATCCTCTGACAACATATTGCTGATATGCTTTACTATCCCAATTATAGCAGCTTCTCCAGCTTTGCTATTCTGGAAGTCATCCTTAAATCGAAAGGCTGACCTCCTAGACTATCAGCTAATGACAGCCTTCCCTGATTGGAAAGAACTAATCGAGAAGAGCGACAAGGAAAATCAAGAAGACATCGAGAAGTCAGAAATATAGATAAAATTAGGACCATATATGCAGGAAGGAATATTCAATTTTCATATCTTCTCTTTCTTGCTTGGTGGAAGGTGTAGTGGCACCCTCACACCCTCATAGGACACCACGGCGCAGAACATCTGCGCGACATCGGTTATCAGCAATGACGAGCCTTGGGAGGCGATAAAGGAGTAAGCTGATAAGCCAGCGGACGCTGGATGAACTAACGACACAAACAATGCGAGACTTAGCTAGGAAGCATTTCTTAAGCCAACTAAGGCGAATGCGCTATGCAGAGCGAAGACATCGCAAGGCTTGGTATGCTCGCAAGCGTAAGGCCCGAGATCGACGACGAAATAGACCTATCATTAGATGGCGTACAGCTCCACGCACCTTCTCTATAGTTGAGAATGCGGTAGAAAGTCTGAACTATCTATCGAGCTGTGGTGATCTACTGCGTCTTGGTATGAATGTTGGCTTTGACCTAAAGAAGGTTATTCTCCTTACCCCAGATATGATTCCTTTGCTTACAGCCCTCGTCTGGGATGAATACTATAAAAGAGCTGGGCATATCTACGGGAATAAGCCTATCAACAAGCAGCCAAGAGAGTTATTTACCACCTCTGGCTTCTTGAAGTTCGTCAATACAGCTAGGGAGAATCAGAATGGCATAGACCCGGAGCATTGCATGTTGACCAATGATCTATCCTCAGGGAAACTTACAGGTAATGATGTTACCCGTGAGGCATGTAGGCGTATCGCCGAGCAGACCTTCGGGCGAGCAATGATGCCAGAGAGCTTTGACCTCTACTCTGTCATTATAGAGATCATTCTTAACACAAAGAATCACGCTTCTTTGCAAGAGCCAATTAAGTGGTGGATATATACGCACAACGACACTACCACGGGTAACACCTCCTGCACTATCCTTGATCTAGGATCGGGTATCTTCGAAGGTCAAGGCGGAGAGGTCAAGAACTTTATTGATTGGTTCCTCCTTTTCTTCAAAAAGAAACCATCTCACCTAGATATTGCTGAAGCTATCCTCAGCGGCACGATCATCTCTTCTAAGAAAGAGGATAGAGAGCGTCGAGGTAAAGGTCTCCAGCAGATACTAAATGTCAGCCAATCTCACTATATTGCGAAGGCCGTACTCTATAGTAATGACATTAAGATTGACCTCAAGAGCAAGACGAAAGAGAAACTTCAGACAAGCTTCCGAGGCACATTTTACCACTTTGAGATAACAAACCCTACATAACATGTCTACGACTCAACTCAAGCGTGACGCAAAGAGCATCACTATAAACATCGCCAAGGACTTCACCGATGCCCCCGGAGGACGCTACCGGGAAGACGGAGATTATTCCGGACAACAGTTCCTAGAGGACTTACTACGCCCAGCCTACGAAGAGGCTAAGCAAGAAGGCAAGAAGCTCATCATTGAGCTAGATAATGTTTACGGATACCCCTCCAGCTTCGTCTCCGGCTCCTTCGGTAAGCTATCCGCCGAATGCAAGAAGATCGGAGAAGACCTTCTCTCCCGCCTTGAGTTTAGATCCTCCAGCCCCACACGTTGCTCTCGCTTCATTGCAGAGATCAAGGATCCCACCCAACGGAAGGAGTTATAATGTGGAGCTCTTTAGGTAATAAGTTTCAGCAACTTGCTGTATCTGACGTCTTTTCCTTCTTTGGAGGGTATCTGTCAGCCTGCATCATTTTGGCTCTGGTCTCAGGCTTATTCACATGGGAGACCAAGGTGTCCCTTGTAGAGCTCCTTACGCTAGCCTTTTCCCTCTGCGCTGCCGTAGCAGTTCCACTTCTAATCAAGCGGCTGACCTCGGACTCTGATGCACGCAGGGGGTTATTCCTTGAGGATGTCGCCTCGTTGCTTCATCTATATGAAACCTCCGCCATTGACTTTCGTGAGTATTTTGAAAAAAAGACACCAAAGAAAGAGGTGCAAAGCTATGTTCGTAAGTTTACATCAAGCAGTGAGCGGTCATTAGACCTAATCCAGAGAGAGATTACCCACCTTGGGCGCTTCTCCTTACCCAATACGCTACAAGTAGCTATCCACGAGTACGAACGCCTCCTTGGGGATGCCCCTTTTCAGGATGGATTCATAGTCACAGACGACTTCCTTAAGAGACAGGACGAACTTCTTCACTCCGTACGGCTTGAGGTGCGGAAGTATCAACATGAAGTCTTCCTCCAGTAGCTACACCCACCCCCGAATATCACAGTGTTGTTTATTTCCACTACTAAATAGTTCCCAAGACAAAGGCCTTCCGAAGGGGCTAGATCTTCCCAAACGAAAAGTTTTTCAAACCAATGCTCCCCATCCGTCGCCGTTGCCACTTCCTCCTTGACGCACAGAAAGGCTGGAAGGCCTTGAAGATACGCTACCGCATCCGATACGGGGGCGGTTATGTTACTAGTGTCTTCATCGGGCATCGTGCCGAACCAGACAAGTGGAGCAGAGATACAGAGCGTTGCCTAAAAAATACAACACACGGAGACGACCGAGTTCCAGCATCTGTCATCAATAGAGATTTACAGGCCGCTGAGGAGGCCATAGAGAGCGCATTCTCGTATTTCGAAGAGCAGGAATACCTACCCACCCCAGAGGAGCTGAAAGCGAAGTACACAGAGATTATAGGCTCTTCTCTTGGATTGAAGATACAGAAGCCAACAACCGACATAGCTAAGTCAGATAGGCTACTAGACCAATGGGATAGATTTGTAGAGGTGGAGAGCGTTCGCAGGAGCTGGGGCGAAAGGCAACTTGCCAACCTGCGAACTACTCGCATGCACATAGCGAGGTACGACAACAATGCCACCTTCAACAGCTTAAGTAGCGAGTGGGTGGGTGGTCTCGTGCATTACCTAACCAACAAGAGAGGCCTGCAGAATGCGTCGGTCGACAAGACGCTACGCATGATAAAGCGATTTCTTTCTTGGGCTAGGCAACTGGAGTTATACGACAAGGACTACCGCCCCTATTTCGACGTTAGGTTGAAGGGGGCGGACGCCAACCGTTCAGAGGTCTACCTTACATGGGAGGAGCTAAGCAAACTATACACAGTAGACCTTCGCCTACACTCAGAGCATGTCGCACGTGATCTGTTTTGCTTCCTTTGCTTCACTGGCCTACGATACTCAGACCTAAAACGGCTAACACACGATAATATAACCGAGAAAAGCATACGCTTCCACTCTCAGAAGACTGACACCTATACAGAGGTAGACCTAAATGACTACTCACGTGCCATCCTCAACAGGTACAAAGGCAGCGACTATCCACTACCGACTATGGCAGAGCAACGCCTAAACAGGACAATTAAGGAGGTATGCAAGCAGGCAGGCATTGACGCACCAATAACACGTCTACGATACTCTGGGAGTCGTCGCACGGAGGATACACGCCCAAAATACGAGTTTGTCACATCGCATATTGGCAGACACACGTTCGTCGTCACCGCTCTAACACTAGGTATCCCCTCTGAGGTTATACGAAAGTTCACTGGCCATAAGACGGAGAAGACTATGCGCCCCTACCTAGCCATCGTAGATAAGCTCAAGGCACAGGAGATGGCCAAGTTCAATCGTCCGCTGACAACGGCCATGGCGGACGATTAGAGGACGAAAGAGGTGGTGTTTCATGGTTTTAGTACTACCACACAACTATACACTAAGATAGGGAACAAGGCAACAGATGGCATATAAGTGTATATAAGGTGGTGTTATATTGGCGTCTTTCAAATATTACGGCTCTGGGTACAGTAGAGGATATCTACAAGTCATGGAGAAAAGCATCCCCCACCTAGCGTAAGAGCTAAGTGGGGGATGCTTATTTTACCTCAATGCCAATGCAGGAAGGCGTGGAGAGAAAGTCTGTCCAACCTCAGAAAAGAGAGACGACAAGGCGGTAGCAGGAGCTATATTACTTCTCCCTCTCTCCCAGCCGTACCTGCCAGGCCCAGGCAGAGCGAAGGGTATCGGCAAGAGTCTCGTGGGCTTGCCAGCCAAGTATCTTATTGGCTCGCTCAGGGTTCGCCCAAACCTGCACAATATCACCCTCACGACGACCAACGATCTTATGTGGCACCTTCACGCCCGTTGCAGCCTCAAATGTTCGGATCAGCTCTAGGACACTCACCCCACGACCTGTACCGATATTGAAGGTCTCCAGAGCCTCACTTCCCTTTGCCTCATCCAGGATGCGCTCCACAGCAAGCACGTGTGCCTTCGCTAGATCCACTACACTGATGTAGTCACGGATGCACGAGCCATCGGGCGTATTGTAGTCGTCACCGAAGACACTGAGCTCTTGGCGAATACCTGCTGCCGTCTGCGTAAGATAGGGAATAAGGTTCTGAGGCGCCCCTAGTGGGAGCTCACCAATCAGAGCGGAGGGATGCGCCCCAATCGGGTTGAAGTAGCGTAGGCGAATGACCTTGTATGAGGCACCAGCATAGACCGCATCACGCAGGATTTCTTCATTGATCTGCTTTGTGTTACCGTAGGGTGAAAGAGCCACCTGGATAGGGGCATCCTCTGTCACAGGCAGTATCTCGGGCTGTCCGTAGACCGTACAGGACGATGAGAAGACAATCCCCTTCGTGCCATGGCGTTGCATCGCCTCAAGCAGGACGATGAGCGAGAGGAGGTTATTACGGTAGTAGAGCAAGGGCTTCTGCACAGACTCTCCGACGGCCTTACTTGCAGCGAAGTGGATTACCCCCTGGATGTCGGGATGCTTCGCAAAGACAGCTTCGATGGCCTGCTCATCGTTGCAGTCCACCTCGTAGAATGTAGGGCGTATGCCCGTGATTGCCTCAATGCCCTCCAGCACATTGATGTTGGAGTTGGAGAGATTGTCTAGGCTAATGACCTTGTAGCCTGCCTGAATCAACTCGACCGTGGTGTGCGAACCGATGTAGCCCGTTCCCCCAGTGACGAGGATTGTTCCTTTTGTTGCCAT